TCTATTAATTTAATTTTATTACTTGTCCTGGTAATTCATTATTCATATCAGATATACTACTAAGAACCCATAAGGTATTTTTAGGACAGTCATCTGGAGAATAAGCTTCACCATCTGTTAGATATACTAGAGCTGTATAAACTCCTTTCTTTTCATTAAAATGATCTATTACTGGTTGAAAACTAGTTCCACCACGACCGTGTATTTCCCAATCTTTTTTAGGTTTAAATTCTTCTACGCTTACTAAGCGGGTATCACATTGTGCTACTGTAATTTTATGACCCGTTTTATGCATATGTGTAAGCTCACTAAAGAATTCTTTTAACTCTTCATTATTTACAGATCCACTTGTGTCAACACCAACTAGTATGTGATTCTTGAATTTAATTTTAAGACCTGGATTAGCTGCATAACGTTTATTGTATTTACGTCTCAGCTTTTTGGTATAAACTATACTAGAGTTACCTACAAATCTTCTTAGATATCCTTTCCAATCAAACTTAGCCGGTTCAATGTGCATTAACCTATGAATCAAATCAGCAAGCTCACCAGGTATAGTACCTTGTTTCTTTTCCGTTTGTTCAGCAGATTCTTTAAGTTGATGTTCAATTTGCTTTTGCATCAACTTTTTATCAGCTTCAGGTAATTCATCAAACTCTTCCCATGTACTATGACAATGTGGGCTATTACCATCCATAGTGTCCATTAAGCTATCTAATGATGGGGAAGTCCCATCTTCTTGTGCTTGTTCTAAAAGCCTGTAATATTCTTTTGTACCTGCTTTACTAGGAAGATTTAATTCTGGAAAACTTGATAATAATAAACCACCTGTGGGTAATTTACTTTCCAGTATGTACTGGTTGATCTCTAAATCAGCCGCTATATTAAATAACTTGTGATCAGAATATAGATCTCTTAATAACAAATGACCAAATGCAATATGCAATAGCTCATGTTTTATTAATCCAAATCTGTGATCTTCACTTAGTTCATTGAAGAACTGTGGGTTTATTGTCAATTGCATACCAATACCTTTTTTACTTACTCCTGCAGTAGGAATACGTTCACTGTATTCTTTATTGATACCAATTAAAAAGAGCCCGTAAAAGGGCTCTGTAAATATTAAACTTTTGGTTGATCTAGCAACCTTGTCTTGTATATTTATCATGTTTTCATAATTTGATCTAATATTTGTTTATAAATAGAATCCATTTTATAGATGTCTATATAGTAGTATAAAGCCTGTTTACCAACAATGGGTGTATCAATAAATTGAACCGCATCAGCAAACTTCTTTCTATGTTTAAATACTAATGCTTTATGCATAAGTAAATCAGCCGTGTCATCTTTATAATTATTTTTATAAATTTCCCATGCTAATTCCTGATCATCAGGAAGGCCTTGGAACATTTCTTTTAATTTAAAGAATTCATCTAATGTAATTACTTTGTGATTATCTGTATCCATACACCTGGGTTTTCTTTATCATATGTGTATTGTTCAAATCCGGGTATTATAAATTCAGCATTGTCATCTTCAATCCAACCATACTTGACCATATCATCCTGTACTGTTTGTGCAGGGTTTAGATAGTCAAACTTATGGCGGCTGCCTCTAACAAATTCAAAAGATATTTTTACTGGGAGTTCATATTTTTCTAATTCTTTCTTAAACTCTTCAGTATATTTAGTATAAATATCTTTTGTTGCTTTTCTGTAAGTCATTACAGCTTTGCTTGCTATAAAGTATTTACCTGTCCAACGTCTACCATTCTTACTAGAAGGAACGTTTCCAGGTATCCACCATTTTTTATTTTGCATAATCTTCAATTATTTCTACTTCTGTCCATGCTGCTAAATGTACTACTTCACCATTATCTCTGGTGCAGTAACTATACATTCCATCTACGGATCTAAAGTTAAGTTCTTCTCCTTCTTTAACGGGAGGAGCTCCGGGTGGTACTTTATCTTCAGTAACCACTTTTATTCTACTGTTTCTAGGTACGTTGTATAATTCCATATTACTTATTTAAAGTTTCTTTTAATAATGGTTTTAGCATTGCATGAACCTTATCAAAACCATGTAACTTCATAGCGTCTGATATGTCTTTGCATATAGTTGGTACAAATCCATAGATATTATATGTTTTTGCATACATATCTACAGCATGTTTACCTGCTTCATCATTATCAAAAAGAGTTATAATTTTTTTGTACTTCTTCTTTAAGTGTTCTATTATATGAGGTTTAATCATAGTGTTCTCTGAGTCAGGACTAATAACTTCTATGTTATAACCCATGCTCTTCAAGCACATAGCATCTTTAAGTGAGGAACAAATAACCAAATAAGGCTGATCAAATTTCAGTTGATCTTTACCTTGCAAATATGACTTGGCTTTATAAAACTTATACTTCTTACTAAAAGGTTGGTACATCTTATAAACTTCATCATTTTTATCAAAGTATCCATAACACCACTTACTACCAATAGTAAGTTTGTTTACTTCTTCTGATCCCTCTTTAATTAAATTATAATAATCAATAGGCTTAACGTTATACTCATCTAGCATTGTTTTACCAATTCTAAATGATAACCAAAACTTTCTATCTTCTGTGGTCCAACCTCTTTCTTTTATGAAATCAATTTTCCATTTAGACTGTGCTTTAAATTTTGGTTGTACATATTCTGATGACCTAACATATTTATTATAGTCACTTACCATCCTTGTCATGGCTCCGTGGTATTCAAGATTAAATACAAGTTTAATTAGGTCTACTTTATTACCACTTTTTCCTGTTGAAAAGTCTTTGAACTTATACTGCATAATAGATTTATCTACATATATGCAAAAGCTAGGTGTTCTTTCATTAGGATTAAATATTGATTTAATCTTAATATCTTGACCAGTAAGCTGTTCAGGAAGATCTAAGTAATATTGAAATACCCAAGTGCTTGGTACATCTTGTCCTTCTCCTACAATGTTTTTAGTGTTAAACATAAAATCAAAGATATTAAAAAGAAATGGGCCCAGCAATATACTGAGCCCACTCTTTCTAATTGGAGATATTAAAGTTCAAAGTCAGATCCTGCAGTAGGAGCCGGCTCAAAGTTATTAGCAGGTGTTGATTCCTTTTTAACCATAGGTCTGAAATGATTGGTATCATTTTTATCAAACTCAATTAAATTAGAATTCTCTGCATCTAGAGCTTCTAGAGGCACACCCATTCTATTTCTTTTAGGTAAGAACAAATCATTATTTACATAACCTTCTTTGTTTTCCCATTCACGTGCACCCAAGCATGCATTTACATAACCTGTTTGAGAACAAATATTTGCAGCCTTAATCATAAAGTCTTCAATAGTATTTGCTTCAATAGCATCAAGTTCATTTCTTTTACCTACAACTTCAGATAAGAAAACCATAGCTTTTAATACTTCAGTATCACGGCTGATTTCATTACCATTGTTTAGAGTAGCATCCTTAAATGGATATGGTGAGAATCTAACTCTACCTACCTGACCCGCATAACGTGGTCCATTTGGCTGATTAACATCCTTTAAGAATCCATTAAATTCACCTACAATAGGCTCACTTTCTACATGCAATGTAATATTGTATGCATCCATATCATATGGTGTTTGATCAAATGTAATTGAGTTGATCAATACTTTTTGATTTCCTGTTCCAATAACTGGTTTTGTTCCACCTGATCCGGCAGACATGTCTTTAGTACTTAACATAATTTTTGATTTTAATTATTAATTTATTTGTTGTATTCATTGATACAACTGGTTACAAACTGTAGGTCATTATCAATAAACTTATCTTCAAACATACCCATTGGTGATTTACATGTGTTCTCTCCGTTGTTTTGGGTTTCAAAACCATAGATAAGTTCACCATCATCATTTTTATTTACTTTTCCAAATAAAACAATTGAGAATAGACCTTCCAAAGTTAAAGTGTTGTCAATCATTTTACCAACAGTTTTAGCCTTAATCTTTCTATTCCCATTTATATCAGTTGAATCTTCTGAGTGAGTTAAGAAAATAATAGTCAAGTCATCTCTTAGATCTTTAGGCAACTTAGCAACTTGTGCTAGGTTAGCTGCAATCTGAGTAAACTTTTCATATCCTTTTTCATTAGCTCTATCAAAGTATTCAAAAGAACTCATATATTGCCAGTCATCAACTACAATAGTTTTGATGTGGCCCATTTTGTCATTTACATGACGCATTGCCTTAATAATACCTGGAGCTGTAGCAGCTGAGGTAAGATTACCTTTAGGGTTGTCTTTGGTTATCTGAGTATACTTACTCTTCCAACCCTTAAAAGGTAGAGGTTTATTTGCTATATTTATAATGAAAGTCTCTGTTGGGTCTAATGTTCTGATTGAGGTAGACTTTCCTGTCCCTGAATCAGCAATTACTAATACGCTGTTTGCCATGTTTACTTGATTAATTTATTGATTACTTTAGTTAATGTTATTAATGTTTGATTGATATCTTCAAGTTTATCAACTAGATCTGTACTTGTACCTGCATCAGGATTAGGTAGATCAAATAGTGTTTTACCTATATCTGCTACAAATTTAGGTTCTTCTATTACAGAACCATTTCTAGAAGTTATATCATTGATAACTTTTAATTCACTTACAGGTATAAGATGTCTTTGAAACCCTGAGCTAGATGTAACTAATTCATATTCTGATTTCCAGTGTGGATTTGCTCTGTGCAAATATAACGTTCTTTTTGGATCTTCAGAATCATAGTCAATACTTACAAACTCTGTATAGATATCTTTATCTTTCTCTAGTTCACTAGGAAAGAATGATACATGCAATTCATCTTTACCTTTAGGCCTATAAGCCATCTTTGGTATATACAGTGCATTCAGATTACCACTTGTTTGGAAATAATCTTCATGCTCTTCTTTTAATTTATTTACTTTTTGTTTACGTTCTTCAGGAGTTAATCCCATAATTTCTGTATTTAGTTTTTTAGTGCTTATCATCTGCGTTCTTGTTGTCCAGGAGTGGCCATTTCTGCAATCTGCATCTTTTCAAATTCTGCTTTGAAAAAACTCATTCTTGCATCACCATTTCTGGCTTTT